TGTACAGATATCCCGACACTATCGGCATATTGTCTTATAGTCATTTTTTCCATAGTTGCAATATTACAACTTTAAACCTTAATAAAAAAAATAAAAATTTATTTGGTTGGTAACTTTAAACTATATACTTTTACACTCTAAACAATAAAACAAACATTATGCAACTACAAAAAGCAACCCCAACAGAAATTATGTCAATCGGTAAGGCATTTGCCGAATCAGGAATGTTCCCCGACATTAAAAGCGCAGCACAAGCAATAGTTAAGATTCAGGCAGGCAGCGAAATTGGGATACCGCCTTTTGCATCAATGAGCGGCATCCACATTATACAAGGTAAGCCGACAATCGGGGCTGGAGTTATGGCAGCAATGGTAAAAGGTTCTAACAAGTACGATTACCGAGTTATTGAAAGTAGCGAATTAATTTGCTCAATCGACTTTTTTCAAGGTAAAGAAAAGATTGGCAATAGTACATTCACTATTGCGGATGCAAAAAAAGCGGGTACAAAGAACCTTGACAAGTTCCCTAAAAATATGCTATTTGCAAGGGCTATGAGCAACGGCGTTAAATGGTACACGCCAGATGTTTTCGCTGGTCCTGTTTACGTTCCCGAAGAAATGGAAGCGCCTATTGTTACCGAAGAAGTAAAAGCAGAGGTTATAGAAGTAGTAACCGCCGACCAAGCAAAAATAATGATTAACGCCGTAACCGATGTTGAAGTTATTGCGGCGGTGTACAAATCATTGCCAAAGGAATTGCAGAAAGATAAAAGCATCATTGGACATTGCGCGGCTAAGAAACAAGAATTACTTAACCTTAATAGTGAGGGCGCGGAATAATGGAACAAGTAACTATATTAGACATTGAACGCGATGGGGTAGAGCAAGGCACAGGCTCACCCATCCCTGCAAACAAATGGTTTAAACGTAATGATGACCAAAAGAAATGGTTAGCCGATAACGCTAACAACCAACGCCATCAAGAGTTAGAACGCGAATACCAAGAACGCAAAAAACAAGATTATCACTATTAAACTAAATTAACATGACTTTTCTTGAATGGCTTGACAATGAACACCACCGCGTAGCAACGGAATATAGAATTGAATTGTATAAAGAAATCCAACATTGCAAACGGATATTCGGTAAAATTACACCCGATGCAAAAGAAATGCTTGTAAAGGCATTGCGCGAAATTCCACACCCAACAATGAATAAATACAAGGGCAATGATGCTACAATGGAACTTTATAAGAAAGCCCCAAAAGTTGATTTTTTAGCAATATTTAACGAAGCAGTAGATACAATATAAACTCTTAAAGTTCCTAGACTTACTAACTAGGGTTATTAATTATGGCTATATTAATGAGTGTTTTCTTTACGAAAACGAAACTACAAGAGATGCTTACCGCATCAACAGACAAAGGCTTAGACGTTACTATTTCAGTAAACGATGAAGCGAACAAGTACAGACAAAATGTAAGTGCTACCATTGCACAAACTAAAGAACAAAGAGATGCAAAAGTACCTAAAGTTTATTTAGGTAATGGCGGTGTATTTTGGACAGATGGCAAAGTTACACTTGCACCAAAGAAAGATGCTCAACCTACATTATCGGCAAACGATGTAGAAATTAAAAGACAATTGGAAAAGTACGATCCTGTTGAAGATTTACCATTCTAAAAATTAACCGAGTGGCAGCGGTAATACTGCCACACTTTTAAACCATGAACGCACAAGAATACGTTAAACACTTATACGCTTTACGATATACAACCTACATTCGCCGCGATGGCAAAGGCTTTTACCTTGTGGAAGGTGTAGAAATACCCGAAGCTGAATTTAAAGCAATGCATAAACTTCCAACGGTATTAAATAGAAGTATGGATAACCCCGATAAAACAAGACTATGGCTCGGATAGCAACCTACGCAAGTTACACGCATATTGAAGTTTACCGCAATGGCGAACTAGAGCGAAGTTTAGGTATTTACAATAAATCAAAAGTTGATAAAAATAGATTTATTAAAGCCATGTTTAATGAAGTAACCAAAGCGGCACATGCAAATCCACACAATACTTATTACATACAATTAAGAAGATATGATGAATAAAATAATTACTTTTATAATCTAAAACAAAAAACAATGAAACAAACAAACCTTTTTGGTCAAGAGTTTGCGCCAAATCAAGATGAACAAAAATATTCATCAAAGATTGAAGCCCCAATTTATGAGCCTAAAAACGCCAAACCGCATTTGCTAGAGTTAGTTGATAAGTCTAAAACTCATAGGCTTATTAAGGAAATCGATGCTTCTTCTTTATCTTATGAAGAAAAAAATTTTTTAATAGATGCAGCAAAAAGGCATAGTGTTTTTAATTACGAAAAGATTGCCGACTATTACGCTCATTCTAATAAAGAAATGCAGCATTTAATGGAAAGAAGCGCACTTGTAATAATAGACTTTGAAAAAGCTATTCAATATGGATATGTAAAACTTTGTGATGAAATTCGTAAACAATACCTTGAAGATTATGGAGAATAAAGATTTTGCTGTTTTTATATTAACACATGGTAGACCAGATAATGTAAAAACATTAAGCACATTAAAAAAATGCGGCTATACTGGTAAAATTTATTTTATTGTAGATAATGAAGATAAAACAATTGAGCAATATAAAAATAATTACGGAATAGAAAATGTAAAGATATTTGATAAAAAAGCAATGGCAGATAAGGTTGATGAAGGAAATAATTTTGATAATAGAAAAGTTATAATACACGCTAGAAATGCTTGTTTTGAAATTGCAAAAGAATTAGGTATTACTTATTTTGTACAATTTGATGATGATTATTATTATTTTGGTTATAGATATTTAACTGGTGCTAAAATCATAAAAAATATAAATGCCGTTTTTGATGCAATGTTAAAATTTTATAAATCAACTAATATAAAATCAATTTGTTTTTCGCAAGGTGGAGATCATATAGGTGGATTTAGTGGTATTAAATTAAAACGAAAAGCAATGAACTCTTTTTTTTGTTCTACTAATAGACCTTTTCAATTTGTAGGTAGTATAAATGAAGATGTAAATACTTACACTTCATTAGGTTGTAAAGGAGATTTGTTTTTTACTTTTACAAATATACAACTTGATCAAAAAGACACACAAACAAACAAAGGCGGTATGACCGATGAATATGCTTTGACTGGAACTTATGTTAAATCATTTCATAGTGTATTAATGCACCCTAGTGGAGTAAAGATATCAATGATGAACGCAAACAATATAAGACTTCATCATTCTATTAAATGGGTTAATACAACTCCAATGATATTAGACCAAAAATATAAAAAGATATGATGACTAAACAATGCTCACGCTGCAAGGTAGTGCAGCCAACAACAAACTATTACAAAAACCCAAACACAGCGGATAAGATTGGGGCTTATTGCAAACAATGCCAAAAGGCGGTAAGCAATAGGCACGATAGACAATACCAAAAGCAAGTTGTATATTTTGAATGGGATGTAAAAAATGTAACTATATGAAAGATTGGAAAGAAAGATATTGCAATGCACATGAGGAAATGAGTAAAATAAAATATGCTCAAGGATATGCGGATGGACATTATTCCGCTCCTATTATACCCAAAGTAAAAACTGCCAACGGATTAACAACTTTTTGCGCTAATTACATCAAATGGACTAATGGACATTTAGAGCGAACTAATAACATGGGAGTTCCCGTAAAAAAGAAGATACCGAAATTCAATATATTTAGTGGCAAATTAGAACAATTGGATGGCGGCATTGAATGGCGCAAAGGCACTGGCTCAAAAGGCACAAGCGATTTAAAAGGGCATATAGTTACTCCAAATCATAAATATGGTTTGCCTGTTTATATTGAAATAAAGATTAATGATAAGCAAAGCGAAGATCAGAAAGAATATGAACGCAAGATAAATTCAACAGGCGGATTATATGCGGTAGTGCATAACCCGCAAGAATTTTTTAGTTTTATTGATTATGTAATGAGTTTATAGTATATTTGTACAACGGTTCATATATTTCGTTCGAGGTGATATATGAATTTATTGTTTAACAAACGCAAGTTAAACATAGCCCCTTCTCTCGAACAGTTGGGGCTTTTTAATTTTATGGAATGTTATAATTGCAAAAGCAAAAATTTAAAAATAAACACAATAGGCAGATATGATGCTTATTGTTGTAAAGATTGCGAGTATTCATCTATTGTGCAAAATCAATGTTGTTCACATCAAAATAAAATATTTGTAAGAGTTGAGCAAGGACAAGGAGTTGTTCAAAGAACAGCTTGTAATAGGTGTAAACATATTTTTGGAACGGCAGTAAAAAAAGATGCAAATTTTTACAAATACCCATTGGTTACATTAGAAAGACATTTGCAAATAAAGGAATTAGACGAATCATGTTATACAATGATTTCCGATTGGGTTAAATGTAACTTAGAAAAGTATATACAAAAAAAACAATTTGAAAGTCAAAAAGAAAGTATAGAATGGTGGAATATGTATAATAAATATCTTTTAACGGAAAAATGGAAGGAAATAAGAAAAAAAGTATTAGAAAGAGATAATTATATTTGTCAAGGTTGTTTAAAAAATAAAGCAGTACAAGCACACCATTTAACTTACAATAACGTTACAGACGAACTACTTTTTCAATTAATTTCCGTTTGTTTAAGTTGTCATAATAAATTACATAAAGATAAAATATGAACATAAACACATTTAAAGAACTTGTTGCACTAGGTTTAAAGCCTTTTCCGATTAAATGGGATGAAAACGGCAAAGTAGCATCAAGCCATATAATAGCCCATAGCACTATAACCGAATCCGATTGGAATGAAACAACATTAGACCAATGGGTAAGTTTAATTGATAACGCTAACGGTATTGCTTTAAAGCTATTCCCGCCTTTTGGCACTATTGACTTTGATACTAAAAACGAAAAAGGAACGGTATCTTTTGAAGATTGGTTTAAGATAATTGAAGCAACCGACCCCGACATATTGCGCAAAGTATGTATTGAATCAACAAGAAACAAAGGGTATCATGTTTATATTAAGTATCCTAAACTTACCCATAAAATAACCCTTGCGGCAAGTGAAGAAGGGCGCGAAGTTATTGCCGTTTATACGGGTGGGTTACTTTCTTATTGTAGCCCAACGCCAGGATACGATATGTTTCATAATTCTTTTGAAGATTTAGAAGAACTTACTAATGATGAATACGATTTACTTACTTCAACGGCTTCTTTATTTAACAAGTTTAAAGAAGAAATTAATAATACATTTACCCCCGTTGAATATCCGCAACAATATGAAACTACTTGTTTGTTATTTGATAAAGAAATTACAGATGATGCCTTTGAAGAACTACTAAATCAAATGAGCCTTTATGAAGCTAGAGATTTTAGATACCGTACCAAGCAAAAGTTTACGGCATACTTAAGGCGTGGATCAAATACCAACTATTCCGCGAAGGTTTATTTTAGTTCTAAGAAAGTATTGCTTTTTACAACTTCAATTCCTGGTTATCCTTCTTGGGCAGATTGCAAAGGCGCGGGAGATAAATCATGGGTACTTACACCTAGTAGGATTATTTACTATAAAAATAAACGTGATTGGATAAAAACAATAGAAGAAATACAAATTATTGCCGATAGTATTGGCATTGAATTAAACCAAAAACCAATTGAGGAAACACCGATAGCAAAAGAACGTACCGAGTTCCCGTATGATATATTCCCCGATGCTATACAAGATTACATTAAGGCGCATAAAATACAAAACGAATACATTGCAGGTTTTATGCTTTCGGCATTATCTACCGCAATTGGCAACACTTGTTACCTTGAAGCCTTAGACGGTTATAGATTACGCACTAACCTTTACATGGCTATTGTAGCCCATGCAGGTGGTGGTAAAAGCCCCGCAATGAAGATAGCATACAAATACCTACAAGAAAAAGACAACGAGGCATATAAGGCTTATCAATTAAAACAAGCCGAGTACTTACAAGAAATGGCTTCACTTGATAAAAAAGAAAAGTCTAAACTACCTAAACCAATATTAAAGCAAAGCATTATAAACGATGCAACAATGGAAACGGTTATTCATGTTTTGCAATACAATCAAAAAGGGTGCTGCCTAGTTGCCGATGAACTTGCAGGGTTTATGAAACGCATGAGCCAATACAAGGATGGTGATGACACCCAAAAGTGGTTAGAAATGTGGGATAGTTCCCCCGTTCTTCAACAACGCATAACCGCCGAAGATCGTAAACTTTCCGATTATACTATTGGAATAGTTGGCGGCATACAACCTGGAATTATAGATGTACTTAGTAGTAAGGATAACCAATTCAATGGGTTTTATCATAGGTTTTTATTTGTATTCCCCGAAACAGAACCTAAACCATCATTTGAGGCTATTTATTGCCCCGAACATATAAAGCAAGAAGTAAACGCAATATTTGATAAATTAATATTACATAGAGATAATGAAGTTAAAACAAAATACACATTAAGCCCCGATGCATTAAGCCTTTATAAGCGTTGGCATGACTATAAAAATATGTATTACAATAGAACCTTAGACGAAAACGCAAAGGGTATCATTGCCAAATATCAAGCCTATTGCTTAAGGTTTGCACTTATCATTCAATGTTGCGATGACCTTACTAACCGTAGTGGTATAATAGAACAACAATCAGTAGAACGTTCAATAAGACTTACCGAATACTTTTTAGGTAATATGCTAAAGAGCCTAAAATTACTTAGCCCCGAAACGCCTATCGATGGTCTTAAAGCACCTTATGATAAGATTTATCGTGAATTAGAAGTTATGTTTAGCACTAAAACGGCTATTGAAATAGGCGCAAAATATGGTATAAAAGCACCTACTTTAAAAATGTGGCTACTTAATAAGCGGGATTTATTCCAACGAAAAGAACATGGTAACTACGAAAAGCTGCTTTAATTAGCGGCTTTTTTTATGTCTTAAAAGTAAATTCGGTTTTTTACTTTGGCACAAAAAAATTTACTATTTTCATCATATATAAATTATTTATAATGAATAAAAGTAAAAAGTAAAATAAAAGTAAAATCGTTTTTTTACTTTCTAAACGATATTACCATGTTGAAAATCAAATAGTTATATCTAAAAAATAGCCAAAGTAAAAAAGTAAAGCCGTTTTTAGTGAATAGTAAAAAAGTAAAGAAAAACATAAGATATTTAAAAACATTATTATTATATATAATATAAGGGTATAGGCTTACTTTTAAATATTTATGGCAAAATGAATTTACTTTTTACTTTGAACAAAAAACCATCCATTTTAAAAATATGTACTAATTTAGCAGAAACGCAGCAGATATTGTTACCATCTTTTCATGCAATAGTGGAAAAAGTTTACACGAGCCAATGGTTTAATGAAGTTATCGACAAGATGCAGCCAGAACAATTGCAGCAAGATTTAAAGCAAGAGGTTATAATGGTGTTACTAGAACTTCCACAAGAAAGGGTTGAACAAATGGAAGCCGATGGGATGCTAAAGTTTTACACAATTCGGACAATTTTAAACATGATTAAATCCGATAGGTCTAAGTTCTTTACCATGTTTAGGAACTACGAGGAAATACCCGACATCAAAGAACAAGCCCATGAAGATTATTTTGAAATGCCCGACATTGATTTAAATACTATCTTTGACAATACAAGAGAGCAGCTATATGAAAAGGATATGCTTTTCCATTATTGCTATTCTTTTGACCGTAACGCTTTAGCAATGAGTAGAGGTACTGGGATACCCTACAAAACAATTATAAGAACATTAACAAACGCAAAAAACAAAGTTAAATGCTACTTACAATCGCAGCAGCAATAACGTTTACAATTTGGTTTATTGACATTGTACAAGGGCATCGTATCCTTAAAATCAATTTTAAGCCATTTAATTGCCATCCATGCCTTTCGGTATGGGTTTATATTGTTTTTTATTTATCGCCTAACCTTGTGGCTCTAATTGCGTTTGGCGCATGTTTTACATCGGTAGCTACTGCCATCATTAGTAAAATGTTAGACAAATGGAATTAAAGCCAGAACATTTAGCGTTTTTAAAAGCAAATGAACATCATTTTGCTACCGCCAAAGATGGTTGGGTGCAAAACGTAGAAGGACTAGATATGCTTGAACACATATACCATCAATATTTAGATAGCCGATTTATATTAACTAAATGGTGTAAGGATTGCGTATTTAATATGATTTTAAGACTTGCACATTTATACGAACTAAATAAACCAAATGAGAATACTAGCACTAGGAAGCCTAAACTCAGGCGTTAGCTTTCATCGTATTATAATGCCTTTAATCTATATGGTTCAAGGTACTAATGACTTTGTAAAGATAACCAACCAAATAGATAATGAACAACTTGAACAAGGTTGGGATATTGTAGTAATGAATAGGTCGGTTAGTTTCCCTGCTCATAAAATGGCAGAGTTTAAAAAAAGGTATAGCTTTACCTTAGTTGTGGACAATGATGATTATTGGGAACTTGATCCGCATCATAACCTTGCAGACCATTACCTTACCAATAACATTGCCCAACAAATTATTGACTACATACAAATAGCCGATATTTGTACCGTAACCCATTCAAGGTTAGCCGATGAAGTTTACAAGTACAATAAAAACGTATATGTAATTCCAAACGCTTTGCCATTTGGAGATGGTCAATTTAGTGCCGCCAAACAACCATCCGATAAAGTACGTTTATTTTGGTCTGGTAGCGATACCCATGCACAAGATGTTTCTATATTAAGAAACCCAATGCAAAGAGTATACGGTGATTATGATTTAAGAAGTAAGATTAAAACCAACATGGCTGGTTATACCGAAAAAGCTAAACCCATTTGGGATATTATGATTTCGGCATTTACAACAGGGTTAAGGTTTGATTCAACTATTTACCAAATAGCATTGCCAGAAAAGTACATGAATGCTTATTGTGATTCCGATATATCGGTTATCCCTTTGCTTAACACAAAGTTTAACGGTTATAAATCTAACTTAAAAGTATTGGAAGCCGCTACAAAGCGTAACCCTGCTATTGTTAGCATGGTTGATCCTTACCTTGATATGCCTTTGTGTTATGTTAGAAGCCAACAATATTGGTACAAATGGATAAAGGAATTAGTAAACGATAAAGCCATGAGAGAGGAAAAAGGAAATGAATTGTTTAACTATTGCAATAAGCATTTTAATTTATTAACCGTAAATAAGAAAAGGCATGAATTATATTCATCCAACTGCCATAATTTATCCTAATGTAATTTTAGGCAATAATTGTTACATCGGTGCTTATTGTATTATAGGCGCACCGCCAGAATGGAAAGGTAAAGAGCAACAAGGTAAAGGCGTTTTTATAGGAAACGATGTAAGGATAACGGGGCATGTTACAATAGATTCGGGTGTAGAAAATAAAACCTTCATAGGTAGCGGTTGCTACATAATGAAAGGGGTGCATATTGGGCATGATGTTTATGTATTTCAAGATTGCACATTGTCTTGCCATTGTTTAATAGGTGGGCATAGCATTATTCAAAAAAATACTAATATAGGTTTGGGTGCTATTATTCATCAAAAGTTAATAGTACCACCAGGATGTATGATAGGCATGGGAACTGTTGTAACAAAGCGCACACAAATGCAACCTAATTCAAAATACGTTGGAAACCCCGCAAAATACCTTGCACCAAATATAAAACCATGAATGAATTTGACCAATGGCGCAAAGCCTACGATACAATGACAATTAATGAGCAAATAGCTTACCACAATGAATTAGAGGCACGTTACCCCGAGCAGAACCATTACAACTACGATAAGGTTAAAGAAGCGTTGTTGTTATGTAGTAGACCAATAGTTTTAGAGTTTGGCACATGGAAAGGCGATTTAGCTAAACAAGCCATGAAAGACTTTGCTATATTAGATTGGTACGGTGTAGAGATTTGCGAAGCTGCCATCCGTTCAACTAAATGTAAAGAAGTTAATTACATTAAGCCTACTAAGTTTGATTGGTTTAAAGATAAAAGAACAATAAAAGCCGACATTATAATAGCAACTCATTTTATTGAGCATTTAAGTAATGACCATTTTAAAGAGTTAGCAAAATATTGCAAAGGAGTAAGTGTGGTTCATTTTGAATCGCCTTTAACAAACGAAGGAAATGAATGGGATGGCTATGAAGGAACTCACAAGTTAACAATAGGATGGAATGAAATAATTAACATAATGCAAGGCAACGGGTTTAAATTAACTATAAACCATCCCGAAAGCAAAACATTTACCACATGACAACCATAATACTACTCGACTACTTACGACATGAATTTACACATAGGGTTAAAGATGTAAATTTAAACAACGCGGGTGCGGAGTTTGAACTTGTGCAAATAGACACGAAAGGCGTTTCGGCTGCAATAAATGAAGGTATAGCACAAGCAAACGGCAATGTAGTTACAATGGCTAACGATATATTGATGCCCAATAATTGGTTGGCGGATATGTTACATTATGCTAACCAAATACCAAATAGCGCAATGGTAGGAATGCACACCGTAGAGGGTTTACCCGCTTCAACGGAAATAAATGGATTGAAGATTTGGGAAACTATCCCATTTGGTAATGTGCTAATAACAAAACAAGCTATTGATAAAGTAGGGTATTTCAACCTTGACCTTGATCCGTATTCGGTAAACGATAGAGATTATTGGATGAGGTGCGAGTTAGCGGGTTTAAGGTCTTATTACATTCCAGGAAGTGCAGAGCATTTAGGAAACGATGTAGGGCAAACAACCGACTACCGTAAAATGAAAGATGAAAGCCTTAACTTATTATGGCGAAAAGGCGAACAATGGCTAGAGTATTATAAAAACACAGGAAATTACTATTTAGGTTATGAGCAAAACTAAAAAAAATTACATTGGAGTAGATGAAATGTGGGAACTATTCCTACAATATCAAGAGTGGGCAAAAGCCACGCCAGTTGAAGTACAAGATTATGTTGGTAAAGATGGCAAAGAAGTACATAGAAAAAGAGAAAGACCACTAACATTGGTAGGGTTTGAGTTGTTTGTTTACAATATTAAAAACTGCGTTATTGCTCAATATTTTTATGGCGGCTCTGGTGATTATACCGATTATAAGAATGTAGCCGAAAGAATTAGAAAGACTATTCAAAACGACCAAATAGTTGGCGGTATGACCAACATTTACAATCCAAGTATAACCGCAAGGCTTAACGGATTGAAAGAAAGCGTTGAAGAAAGCGGAAGCAAAGAATTAACCATAAAAGTAAAATATGAGCGAAAGGGAAGTTCCGATAACACTTAATGAACCGCATGAAGCGCAAGAACAAATACTAAATGAAGCCCAAAGGTTTAATGTGCTTTGTTGTGGTCGTAGGTTTGGCAAATCCGCATTAGCGGTTAATTTGCTTTGTGAACCCGCGATTGATGGAATGCCCGTTGGGTATTTCACCCCTACGTATAAACTTTTGGATGGCACGTATAACGAATGCTTAAAAGTACTTGAGCCTATTATATCAAGAAAGAACGACCATCAATTCATTGAACTTTTAACTGGCGGTAGGATTGAATTTTGGTCTTTAGAAAATGAATTGGCGGGTAGGTCAAGAAAATACAAACGTGTTATATTAGATGAAGTTGCCTTTGCTCGTAACCTTTGGAAGCTATGGACTGAAAGTATACGTGCAACCTTGTCCGACTTAAAAGGTGATGCTTGGTTCTTAAGTACTCCAAAGGGTAAGAATGATTTTTATAAACTATACATAAGAGGTAAACAAGACGAGCCAAATTGGAAGTCGTGGCAAATGAGTACTTACATGAATCCTTACATCGATCCTTTAGAGATTGATGATGCTAAAAAGGATTTGCCAGAATTAGCATTTAGCCAAGAGTACTTAGCCGAATTTAACGACAACGTAGCAAACCCATTTGGTACGGCTTATATTGCTCAATGCACTTACCCATTGTCTACATTACCCGCCGTTTGTTATGGAATAGATTTGGCAAAGTCTTATGACTTTAGTGTTATTATTGGCTTAGATAAAAACGGAAGCGTTTGTTATTACGATAGGTGGCAAAGTGATTGGCATAATACAAAACGCAAAATATTAGATTTACCAAAAGTTGATGTTTGTATGGATGCTACGGGCAATGGCGATCCTATTGCCGAAGATATACAACGCGTAAGGGGTGGCGTTGAAGCGTTTAAATTTACATCAACAAGTAAGCAGCAATTGATGGAAGGCTTGGCGGTTGCTATACAAAGTAGAGTAATAACATTCCCAGAAGGAGTAATTACAGAGGAGTTAAATAATTTTGAGTATATTTACTCAACAAGCGGGGTAAAATATTCTGCACCTAGCGGCTTACATGACGATACCGTTTGCGCTTTGGCTTTGGCATGGCGCAAGTATCAAAGTGTTGGCAAAGGTGCGGGTAACTATTCATTCAGTTAATTATGTGGAATAAACTAACCGTAAGACAAGCGCAAGAAATAGATAAACTAAGGCGCAAAGTAAGCAAAGAATACACCGAAGCCGATGTAGATACCGAACTATTGGCTATCATTAAAAACGTGCCTGTATCCGTAATAGATAGCATGAAGTGGGTGGACTTTGTAGAAGCTAGAAAAGAACTTGTATTTTTAGAAAACGAACCCAAAGGAAAGCCCGTTAATTACATTAAAATAGGAAAACGGGCTTATAGAATGGTTTACGATATTAGGCAAATGCCTTTTGCTCGTTACATTGAGGGTAAAACCTTTGCACAAGACTTTGTTGCTAATTTACATAAGATAGCCGCAACAATGGTAATACCACAACGCAAAACATGGTTTAGGTGGGTAGATGACAAGTACGATGCGGCAAAGCATGAAATATATGCTAACGATATGCAACAAGCACCATACGAGGCTATTTATGCAAGTACGGTTTTTTTTTGCAATCTATTCAAGAATTGGATAATAGCTTCAAAGGACTTTATGATAAACGAGTTAGCGAACAAGGGGATGACAAAAGAGGAAGCCGAAAAGCAGGTGAACGATTTATGCAAGTATTTGGATGGCATTACACCGCAGAGCAAATAGCCGAATATCAGCGCATTGAATTAAATAGCGTTTACGAAATGCCTACCATTGAGGCTATAAATGCCATGAGTTACCTAAAGGGGAAGGCTAAATATATTGAGGAATTGTCAAGATAGTTGTATATTTGTTTTTTAGATCATGGTTTGTTTTTTGTTAGCCCTTTGTTTCTACAAGGGGCTTTTTTTATGCTATGCCTATAACCATCGCTTTTACTATTTAGTATATGGCATTGAGTTTAGCAGGTATAGGCGAAAGCAGAAGCGGGTTTAATCAGCGAGGCGGAGCTGTTGATGAAAAAGAATTGCCTATTGTTCAAGGCTTACTTGAAAAAAGTGCTTTGGATTTTATAACCCAAGTTCAAGCCAATATCAATAAAAAAGGCTTAACAAGCAAGGGCAATATGTCGGATTTGGTTTATAACGTAACCGACAACAACGGATCATATTTAATAGAGGTAGGATATTCACCAGACAATCCCGCATCTAAATACTACGATTACCAAAACAAAGGCGTGGCGGGTGTAGGTAAATCTATTGCTTCGCCTTATGCTTTTAAAACATTGTATCCAAGTAGGGCAATGATGACAAGCATATTAAGTTGGCTAAATACCGCAAAAACCGCTAGTAGTTTTAAGCCTAACACAAAACCATCTATTTCAAAGTTAGAACGTAAGCGAAAAGCGTTAAGCAAAGTCCCATCTAGGGAATCTATTGCCTATGCCATTTCGGTTTCTATAAAAAGAGATGGTATAGACCAAACAAGATTCTTTGACGATGCAATAGTAAAAGTATTTGGCAAAGGATTTATTAAAAAAGCATCAGAGGCATTAAAAGCCGATATAAGTATAAAGATTATCAATTATGGCGATAACAATTAAATCAGTACCAGCGGACTTTGCTTCATTAAACGATGACGCATGGTTTGTAGTTAGTAGTACAAATGTGGCAACCGAAAACTTTAAATATGTATTTGATACCTATGTATCGGGTGGCATTGTTAGTAGGGTAAAAATAAACCCTGCCCCATCTGCCGAGAGTAGTTATGGTGTTTTCAATTCCGCGCCTATTGTACGCAATTACATGAATAACTATTTTAAACCAGTGGAAGGTAGCGTATTGCAACATTCATCGGATGAAATAAAGGTACAATACGATATTCGCTTTGGCGAAGAAGTTTCTGGCATTGTTACTACAAACTTAGCAAGTGGAAGCTATGCGGGTTACAACTATTACAATCCTTTGTTTTTTGATGGGATACTTTTGTTAGGCGGTGGCGAAGGTGATTTATTGCTTTCCAACCAATACGATAATTTACTTATATCAAACTATTCCGACGACTGGCTTACCGAACGCAAGATTGATTACATTGATATAATATTTGGCAAACGTAGTTTTATTTCATTCTTATCTAGGGAACTTACAAGTTGCAACGTAGAAATAAGCAAAGTAAACGAATCGGGAAATATAGTAGCAACGGCATCGGGTGCAACGGTAAACCTTACGGGTGAATTTAATTTATTTGAATTTAGTGCCGCATCAATAAACGACTATTTAGGTAGTGAGTTTATTTTAGAAACCGATTACGGATATAAAGTAAGGTTAATAAATGGCGAATTTATAACCAACTATGTAAACTATGTTCACGCTTGTTATACAAGAAGCAACCCTATTAACATTCATTTCCTTAACCGTTTAGGTGGTTGGGATACATTTGGGTTTAACCTTATAAATAAAAGGTTTACCGCATTTGAAAGGCGAAGTTTTAAAAAGGCGGCTTATCAACTTGAAGGCGATCAGATGCTTAATAGCGACCAATACAATAGATTCAATGAAAGTACTACTAACTTTTCAATAGAGCATAGAGATACTTATAGATTGGTAAGTGATTATGTAAGAGAACAAGATTACACATGGCTCGGTCAATTGGTTGCTTCGCCTATTGTTTACATGGAAGTTAGAGGGGCTTATTTCCCAGTAACGGTAACCGATACCAATTTTGAATACAAGACCGAAAAGGCAGACCAATTATACAACCTTGAAATAAATATTGAGGTAGCTAAATACAATAATAGTCAATATAGATAATGAGAACAAGATTAGTACTAGAAGGAATCAATTTAGATTTATACGAGGATATAGATACTACGTTTACCTATGCCATTGACGATGTAAACGATTTTGGAAGCAAAAACACATCGTATTCAAAGACTATATCCATTCCTGGCAATGCCGTAAATAACAAAGCATTTGGTAATGTATTTAATTTATCAAGTTCTAACGATTACGACAACGGCGCACCTAACATCGGTTATAATTTTAACCCATCAAAATCGGCAAGGTGCATAGTACTAATTGACCAAATACAAGTTTTTAAAGGTTCATTAAGATTGACCGAAATAATAAACACCGATGGAACTTTAGAATACCAATGTTTTATTTATGGCGAATTAGGCGGCTTTATATTTGAATTAGGCAATAGGCGTTTAGAAGATTTGGATTTTAGCGAATACAACCAAAACTATACTTTGGCTAATATTACTAATTCATGGAATGCGGTAAATGGTCAAGGCGTTGCTTACCCATTAATTGATTATGGCAATGTATCAACTAACAAAGTAGACTTTCAATATAAGGCATTTAGACCTGCATTGTATGTTAGAGAATATTTAGAAAAAATAATTTCAGGCACAGATTACACCGTAGAAAGCAATTTCTTATTGACGCCTTTGTTTGACCGTTTGGCAATACCTTACAATAGAAAAAATTTAGATAAGGTTTCAACTCAATACATGTCGGCTACAATTAATGAGCAAGAATTTGCTGCAGTAGCGGATGAATACATTTTATCTTACACAGGCGTTTCTTTAGGTAACTTTAGTTTAATAGGTGGCGGGTTTAATATACAATACGATGGCGCAACGCCAATAACGGTTGATATTGAATTTCGTTTAACTGGTCAAATAGGTATCATTTACGCAGGTGGCGATCCACAACCTGTTAATCTTATATTACAAAAAAACAATGTAGGTATTGATTCAATAACCTTGCTACCTTATACAGAGGTAAGCACAACCGAGCCAATGGATATACTTGTTAGATTCAATGGCGTTAATTTAGTAACAGGCGATAGGCTTAGAATGGTTATACCTGTTGAAGATGCTAGTAGAGGACTTAATACAATAGTATTAGAAATTGATGCGGGTATTGCATTAACATTTGGCGGCGGTACGGGTTTGGCAGTACCTATAAACATCGGCGAAGCTATACCGATTAATAAGATAATTCCAAAGGGTATATTTCAAAAAGACTTCTTTATTTGGATTTTAAAAATGTTTAATCTTTACGTTTACGAAAGTCCATTTGATGACAAAAAAATTATCATTGCGCCTTACGTCGGTTTTTATCCAACAACGGCTGCAAATGCTATTGATATTTCACAAAAGGTTGATCGTAAAGAACCAATTAGAAGCATTCCAATGAGTGAACTCAATGCAAGGTATTTTAGATTTAAGTACAAAGAGGATAACGATTTTTATAACGAGGAATATCGCAAAGGCTATAATGAAGGCTATGGCGATTTTATTTACGATACCGAATTTGATTTTAGCAAAGACACAGACGATTTAGAAGTTGGTTTTAGTAATTCGGTTTTGTATCAAAACACAGGAACGGATAAAGTTTATCCTGCCATTTATAAACTTTCAGGCACTACCGAAACAAGCATGGACTTTAATATAAGAATAGTGCAAATGAAGAAAATGAGTTGCAACTCTTATAACATTTTAAACGGTGTTACCAATTTGGGAACTCAAGCAAATTACTTGTATTGTGGACATGTAAACGATCCCGTAACACCAACAAGCGATTTATGCTTTGGCGCACCACAAGCATTGCAGTTTACACCAACGGGGGTTTATCCATCGGCTAATTTATTCAACTCTTTTTATTCGGCTTACATGGCAGAGATAACGGATAAGGATAGTAAATTAGTAGCATGTAAAGCATACCTAAATACCGTTGATATAATGACTTTGGATTTTAGCAAATTGATTTATTTAGATGGCGTTTTGTTTAGATTAAATAAAATAAAAGATTATAACCCAGTTGATTTAGGTACAACCGAAATTCAACTACTTAAAGTAATAGATTTATGAGTGAGATAATAGGTTTAAAAATTGTTGTTGATGGTCAAGAACGAGTAGTTAAATCTACTGGAGAGATTCGCAAAATTTTAAAAGAAGCGCAATTTGAAGCTATTGCCTTGTCCCAAAAGTTTGGTGAAACATCTAAAGAGGCGTTAGATGCTGCTAAGAAAGTGGCATTAATGAAAGACCAAATACAAGACACTAGTGAAAGGATTGGTTTATTCGATCCAGGTAAAAAGTTTCAAGTATTTTCTAATTCAATTTCTGCCGTTGCAGGTGGGTTTACTGCACTACAAGGTGCTATGGGTTTATTTGGCGCAGAAGCGGAAAACGTACAAAAATCTTTATTAAAAGTACAAAGTGCTTTAGCTTTATCGCAAGGCTTATCTACAATAACAGATTCAGCAAAAGACTTTCAAAGGTTAGCTGGTGTAATTAAAACGCAAGTAGTAACCGCATTTTCAACTTTAAGAGGTGCAATTATAGCAACAGGTATAGGTGCGCTTGCGGTTGGTTTAGGTTTACTTGTAGCAAACTTTGAGGCGGTTAAAAAAGCGGTATTAAGCGCAATTCCTGGTCTTGAAACATTTGGCAAATGGATAGGAAAGACAATTGATTCAATAACCGATTTTGTAGGTGTTACAAGTGAAGCTAGTAGGGCATTGGATGAACTTACAAAAAGCACTATTGCAACAAACAAGTCTTTGGATTTTTCTATTAAATTATTAGAAGCACAAGGCGGTAGAGAAGCAGAGGTATACGAACTTAAAAAACAAAGGATTGAAAATGAAAGAAAACTTTTATTAGAGCAGTTAAAAATTAAAGGCGATTTAGACGATAAAGAACGTGATGCACTATTAAATTTAAATGCAGATTTAGCGGTATTGGATGAAACAGAAAAAAACAGATTAAAGAAAAAATCAGAAGATGACGCAAAAGAGGCATTTGAAAAACAATTAGAAAGAGAAGCCGCCCAACGTGCAGCACTTGATAAGCAATATGAAATAGAATTAGAGGCTTACAATAAACGCAAGGCGTTAAGAGGTAAAGAGCAGCAAGAAAACATTGATAGTTATAAAGGTTTATCAGAACAAAGAGCAGAACAAAAAGCCATTGAAGATAAAAAAGCAAAAGATGATGCAGAACTTTTACTGCAAATGCAAAACTCTGCTTTAGGTAAAATGCTAGAAGCCAATGCCGCGGCTGGTGCTAAGAAATTAGCAGATGACAAAGCAAATGCAGATGCAGGAAAGCAAATTGCAAAAGCCGAATCGGATGCTAAAATTGCATCTTTACAAGCAACTGCGGCAGCAATAACAAGTTTGTCAATGTTGGCTGGAAAAGAAACTACGGCAGGTAAAGCATTGGCAGTTGCCGCTTCTTTGATTAATACTTATGCCGCGATTGCAGGGCAATTAAGAGCAAGTACAAGCAGCCCTGCGGCAGCTATTCCAGGTTGGGCTATTGCTCAAGCTATTGCAACAGGTATTGCTGGTCTTGCTGCGGTTAAGCAAATTGTATCGGTTCAAGTTCCTGGCGGTGGGGGTGGCGGCTCTGTACCATCTGCGCCTAATTTAAACGCTGGTTCACCGCTTCAACCAAGTACAATTGCAGCAAATCAAGTAACACTTGACCAACGTAGTATTAACGCAATGGGCAATAGAGCAATAAAGGCTTATGTAGTAGAAACCGAAATAAGTAGCGCACAACAAAAGATTAGAAGGATACAAAAGCAAACAACCTTTGGATAAGCTATTTGACCAAAAACCCAAAATAAACTATATACATTATGGACTTACCTGTTTTTTTATTGAATATATCGGATGACGAAAACAACGATACCGAAGTGAATTACATTGCTTTGGTTGAATATCCTGCAATACAAAAGAACTTTTTAGCATTTAAAGATCAATTTGTTGAGCCAAAACAAGGTGAAAGCAAAGAAGATTTTATCCCTAGATGTATTAGCTACATGATTAACGAGGGAAAAAACAATGAACAAGCGGTTGCTATTTGCTACAATATGTGGGAAGATGGCTTTACCGAATCATTTAAAAGTTATGCCGATTACCCCGATGGAGTAAAAGGCAATGCTAAAAGGGTGTTAGAATATGTAGAAAAAAACGGTTGGGGTTCATGCGGAACTCCCGTTGGTAAGCAAAGAGCAAACCAATTGGCAAAAGGCGAAGCTATATCCTTAGAAACCATAAAAAGAATGTACTCTTATTTAAGTAGGCATGAAGTGGATTTGGATTCATCTACGGGTTATAGCGATGGATGCGGAAAACTTATGTATGATGCATGGGGTGGGAAGGCGGCTTTAGGATGGAGTAGAAATAAATTAAGGGAGTTGGGAGAATTAAAAGACGATTTTATTGGGCAAACTAAATTTGCTATACAAGATGAGGAACAAAAAATTGTTTCTGGTCCTTTAATGGTAGCCGATTTACCAATTTACCGTAGAGATGAAGATGCCGAGTATTATGTAGTATTTACCGCCGATGAAATTAAAAAGATAGTACAAAGATTTTTCAAAAAAGGCTATCAAAGCAAAGTAAATATTGAACATGGAAAGCCCGTTGATGGCGTGTATATGTACGAAAGTTATATAATCGATAGAGAAAAAGGCGTTATGCCGCCAAAAGGATTTGAAGATATTAGCAATGGTAGTTGGTTTGGCACTTTTAAAGTAGAGAATGAAAGCATTTGGGAAATGGTAAAAGAAGGCACTTTTAAAGGTTTTAGCGTTGAAGGTTTATTTCAATACAAGCCAAAAAAAGAGGCTATGAGTGATGAAGAAGTGCTTGAAAAAATTAAGGCAATACTTTCTATTTGACCATATTATTAATTAAAAACTATTTAGGTTATGAACGCAAAAGAATTACTAGAAAAAATCAAAGCGGTATTTAACGAAGTACCTGTTGAACAAGCTGCTGCACCAGTTGCAGAAGAAGCACCAGTAGAGTTTAAAGATTACACTTTAATGGATGGTTCAAGCGTATCTATTGACAAATTAGAAATAGGCGGCGCAGTTACAAAAGATGGCGTACCTGTTCCAGAAGGCGAATACCTTATGGCAGATGGTTCTGCAATTGAAGTTGATGCAAGTGGGTTGATTTATGAAATTAAAGCAGCCGAGCCTGTAATGCCAGAAGCACCTGTTGAGGCAGCAAAGCCACCAATGGAAGATGCAAGAGTACCACAATTAATGGCAGAGCAAGTTAGATTGAAACAAGCATTCAATGATTTAGTTTCATTGGTTGAAGGTTTAATTGAAACTCCTGCGTCTGAACCAACAGAGGTACAAAAAACTAAATTCGGTCAAGTTATCGACAATAAAAAAGAAAGACTTTCAAATATTACAAAGTTATTAACTCAAATCAAAAATAAATAAAAATGGCATTCTCAGTAGGAACACTTACAGACTACGTTAAGCAGAAGGCAGACGAGATTGTCGCTTCTTCGCTTTTCGATGCAAAAACTCAACAATTAATTCAATCAGCAGGTAACGTAATGGTTGAAGTAAAGTCGGCTCAAACTGTAAACATCATGGATACCGATGCGGCTTTCCAAGATGATAGCGGTTGCGCTTTCAATGCTTCTGGTACAACTACATTCACTCAAAGAACTTTGACTGTTGGTAAAATCAAGATTCAAGAAGCACTTTGCCCTAAAGATTTAGAAGCTAAGTATTTACAAGAATCATTAAGACCAGGCACTAACCAAGATAGCGTTCCTTTTGAGGCTGCTTACATGGACAGAAAAGCTGGTAAAGTTGCAGAGCAATTAGAAACTGCAATCTGGCAAGGTGATAAGTTAAGCACCAACATGAACTTAAACAAGTTCGACGGATTTATAAAAATCATTAACGCTGCTGCTGGTGTTGTAGATGCAAACACTACTCCATATGTAAGTGCAACCGTTACAAGTTTAACCGTAACTAACATTTTAAGTGTTATTAAAGGAATCAAAAACGCTATCCCTGCACAAGTAATGGGTAAAGAAGATTTTGTTATCTTCTCTGGATGGGATACATTTAACTTAGTAGTTGATGCTCACGTTAATGCTAACTTGTTTAACTACGGTTCACAAAATATCGGAAACGGTGAGTTCACTATTCCAGGAACAAATTACAAAGTAATTGCAGTTCATGGTTTAAATGGAACAAACGATTTGTTTGGTCTTAGACTTTCAAATATGTATTTCGGTACTGATTTGTTAAGCGATGAAACAAATGCGGAAATGTGGTATAGCCAAGATGATAGAAATGTTAAGTTTCACTTAGCTTTCAAAGCTGGTGTTCAGGTGGCTTTCCCTGCAGAGATTGTTAAATTTATAGTATAAAAAATCGGGGTAGGTACTAAATGTGCCTACCCTTTAAAAATTATTAATCATGCCATGTGCTTTAACAAGTTCATATAGTTTAGATTGCCGCGATAGTGTTGGCGGTTTGGTAGAAATTTACTTCATTGAGGAAGGTAATGTTACAAGCGTTACCGAAGCTAGTGGATCTGTTTCTGCAATAACCAAAGCAACGGGAAAGGTTTTTAGAAAATATGAGCAAGACCAAGATACGGCGTTCTTTGTTGAAAACTTAAATAGCAACGTACAAAACGGAACTATCTTCTACCAACAAGAATTGACCATTGTTTGCAATAGAATGCAAACCGCTACAAGAAATGAATTGTTGTTGTTGGCAAAAAATAGATTAATTGCAGTAGCTAAAGATGCAAACGGTGCATATTGGTTGTTAGGTAAAACTAGACACCTTCATGCAACTGCTGGAAATAGTGGTTCTGGTACTGCTTCTGGAGATCGTAACGGTTACACCTTTACTTTCACCGCTATGGAACCAAGCCTTGCACCAAGCGTAACCGATGCTTGTGCTGCTACTTTATTAACTGTTGGAAGCTAATAAAACATAAATAAAATTAAACGATGCCCTGAATAATATCGGGGCATTGTTGTTTTTGACCAAAACCAATGATTTTGCTATTTAAGTTATGTTGGTACTTACAAAAGGCATTACTTCAAATATAGTTGTTACATTGACCGAAAAGCAATTGCTAACTTCGCCTAATTATTTATTTATATTTACAGGTAGGACTACAAACACAGAGGTTAAATTTGTTTTGCTTAATGCAGCCGATATAAGCCAATACAAGCAACGATATAATAAATTTAGCATATCAAACACCTTATTTAGTACCGCTAAAGTAGAGCAATACATTTACAACATATACGAGCAAACAAGCACAAGCAATACAAATCCAATAGGGCTTAATTTATTAGAAACTGGCATAATGGATTTAAAGCAAAGTGCAACAATATTTACAAGCCCTATCGGGGTTGAAACTGAATTTATTATACCATCATGAGTGAAAGCATATTCATACTAAAATTTGCAGAAGCAAAACAACCTGCATACAAGGAAAAAAGAGCCGAAGGATATATTGAATTTGGAGAAAAAAACGACTATCCTACTTACTTGTTAGACTTATTTAACAAGTCTGCAAAGCATGGTGCTATAATAAACAACAAGGCAAAGTATATTTCGGGCAATGGTTGGGTAACCGAATCGGGTGAAGATTCAACTTTTGCAAACAAAATGATGTTAGATGTACTAACTAGAAAAGTAGCTTTAGACATTGAAACCTTTGGCGGTTGTTATTTAGAAGTTATTTGGGGGCAATTAGGCAGACAAATTGCAAGTGTAAACCATGTAGATTATACAAGGGTAAGAACCAACAAAGATAATACGCAATTTTGGTATAAAGAAGATTGGTTGGCTATTGGTAGAGATAAGAAAGAAGCAAAGGTTATTCCTGCTTTCAATCCAAATACCAATGAAAAAGTACAAATATTATTTATAAAAGAATATAGACCTGGCGGCATGGCTTATCCGCTTCCTGGTTATTTCCCTGCATTAAACTTTATAGAAAGTGATGTAGAAGTGAGTAAGCATGTTTTGGGTAATGCTTCAACTGGCTTTACACCATCTAAGTTAATTACATTGCCAAATGGTGAGCCATCGGATGACGAAAAGAGGGAGATTACAAAAACCTTTGAAAAAAGATTTACGGGTTCGGATGGCAAAAAGTTTATCCTTTCATTTGTTACCGATGCGGCTCGTAAACCCATTATCGATGACTTAGGCGCATCCGACATGACTAAGGAAGATTTTACCGCCGTAGATACGTTAATACAAAATAACATATTTGCGGGGCATGAAATAACTTCACCTTCATTGTTTGGTATTGCTCAACCTGGAAAGTTAGGCACAAGCACCGAGTTAAAGGATGCTTACGAAATATTTAAAAACACATATGCCAACGATAAGCAAATGTTATTGGAAGGCGTGTTCAATATGTTGGCACGTTATGCGGGTTATAATGAGGTTTTAAAAATTATGCCTGTAAATCCTATTGGATTGCAAGTAACCTTTGCCGATTTAATAGCTATGGGTGCGCCTAAAGAATACTTGTTTGAAGTAGCGGGTATTGATGCTAGTAAGTACCAACCAACAAATGAGCAAGGCGTTCAAGTTCCATTGGGTGCAACAAACGAGGCTTTGCGTTCATTAACGGGCAAACAACATCAACAATTGCTTCGCATTATTAGACAAGTAGGACAAGGCAAATTGACAAAAGAAGCCGCAACCGTAATGCTTAAAAGCGCACTTGGTTTAAGTGATGACGATATAAATACAATGTTAGGAGTTGATGAATTACCAACTCAAATGTCGGCGCAAGACGAGGTAAGCATATTTGCCAAGTTTGGCGATAGTAAGCAAAACTATAATGTACTTGTATCTCGTGTAAGGTTTAATGACCAAACGGAATTACAAGCCTTTGCCGATGTTACACAAATAGAAAGCAATGTTTTGGATTTAATTGCAAAGGATAAGCGTATTACCCCAGAGGTAATTGCCGATACTTTAAACGTAACCGTTAGAAGGGTTACCGATATTATAAGCGCGGCAATTGAAAAAGGTTTAATAAGTACACAACAAACTACAATAGGCAAAGGCGATCAAACTAACATTGTAATAGAGCGTAAACTAACACAACCTTTGGCAAAGATTGTTGAGCAAATAAAGCCACAAACTACACAATTTTTGGTTCGCTATTCTTACGAGTGGCTTCCAGAAATACCTGCCAATGAACGAAATTCGGCGGCGCATCCTTCAAGGGATTTTTGCAAACAATTAATGACTTTGGATAGGCTTTATTCAAGAGCCGAGATTGAACAAATATCAGCGCAAGTTGGATATAGCGTGTTTGATCGTAGAGGCGGATGGTGGAACGATGACGGTACAAATAAGCCACATTGTAGGCATAGGTGGTTTTCTCAAATAGTAACAAGAAAATAAAATGAGCAGCAATACACTACTAATTACAGTACAACAGATTAAAGATAGAACAGGCTTACATTCCAACGTGGATGAAAAGCAAGTAAAGCCCGATATTAAGTATTGTCAAGATGCTTATATCTTACCATTGTTAGGCACTGCATTAATGAACAAACTTCAAGACGATATTGAGGCAGGTTTACCAATAGGAAACTATTTAATATTGTGGCGTGATTATTTATTAGACGCCTTGACTTATTATGTATTAAGCGAAAGCCCAAACACATTAACGTACCAACTTTACAACAAAGGATTGGTTCGTAAAAGTTCGGACAATACAATCAATCCCGATGTACAAGAAATTATAAGCGAAGCTAATAGGTTTAAGAAAAAGGCAGAGTTTTATGGTCAAAAGATGGCTAACTATTTATTAGAAAACCATACTTTATTCCCTGAATATGATGAACCTGGAACTGGCATCGACATTGAGATTCCAAAAATAAACGCATACACAACTACTTTTTATATGGGCAATGATTGCAAATGTGATAATGGTAGTTATCAGGTATCGGATTCTAAATATAAAAAAGGATGCAGATGAGCAATAAGACTTATCATTTGAAAAATCAAGAGAAGTTACAAAAATTTATCGAGCAGCAAAAAAAGAAAGATGACCTTAAACCAAATAGTCAAAAGAATAAAAGCAATAGCAGAGGCACACGAGCAAATTAATACGTTTGTGTTTGGCGACATTGACGATGCTTTGCGTTTAGATATAGTTTATCCCGCTTGTTTTATGCCTTACCCTAGTGAAAGTATTTCAAGCGTAGACGATACAATGGCGGCTAGTTTATTTTTTATGGATAGAACCGTACAAGGTGGAAGTGAAACCGATAAAACCTATAACGAATTAGAGGTAACAAGCGACATGAGAGAAGTGGCAAAAGATATATTTGCCCAATTGCTTTACCAAAAATACAATCCTATTTGGAATGTATCAAAAGATTGCACAATTACTTTGACCAATGAAAGCGAATTAGACTATTTAGCAGGGGCGCAGTTATCATTCACCATTAAATTACCGTACATCGCAGACCGTTGCGCAGTACCTACAAATTACAATTATGGCACTTGATAAACGGATTGACCAATTAGCGGCAACGATACCAGTATTATCGGACTTGTTGGCTATTTACGATGTAAGTAATATTGGTACTAAAAAGATTACTATTGCTCAATTAGTTGCTTTAATTAATTCAAGTAGCATTACTACTATTTGGGTAAGCGCTACGGATAGCAATGTTATAAGTGATGCAAGATTAGTTGGTAGGATAGTTTCTTTGGTTTTAATAGGCGGCATAGGTTCGGGGCAAATTATAACAAGCGGAACGCCAACGGGTGATCAATTACTATTTGATACCGCAGCAGGAACTTTACAAAGAGAATATAGCTTTTCGGCGGGTGAAACAATAACAATTCAATACATATAATGAAACAACTATTAACATTTTTATTCCTTATTTCAAGTTTTGTTTCCTTTGGGCAATTTGCACCAACTTCAGCCAAGACTAAGTTTGTAAACGGTATTGGTATTGGTAGTAAAGATACTAGCCAATTTACGGCGGCGGATACTATTGCCTTAACTATTGCAAGGGATTCGGTTATGTATTATAGATATAGAGGCTTTTGGCGACCTATTGCAACAGGCGGTAATTTAAGCGCATATAAGCTCATTAGCGACACTTTATTTGCAAATGGATATACTACAAGGGCAAGACTAAAACAAGGCTTAGATAGCCTTGCAGCTACGAAAGGAACGGTTAATAGCGTTGGGCTTACCATGCCATCGGCTTTTAACGTGGCAAATAGCCCAATTACTACAAGCGGAACTTTAGCGGTTACGGCGGCGGGTAATGCTACCCAATATATTCGCGGTGATGGTGTTTTAGCTAACCTACCTACAAGCGGAGAGGGTGGCGGTGCATCGGTATCATACTACTTAAACGGTTCGGTTAATCAAGGTACTATTGGCGGTGTTACTTATTACGAAATGAATAAAACGCCTATAATTGGGGCGGGTACGGATTTTACAACAAGTTCTAACGGATATATTGCATCTTTTTTAACCGATGCTAACGATCCCGCTTTGTTGAATATCCCTGCAGGTAATTGGAACTTTGAAACATTTTTTGAGGCTTCAAGTGGTGGCGGTAGTCCAACTTTTTACATTGAATTATATAAATACGATGGTACTACCTTTACCCTAATTGCATCAAATAGTACAACCCCTAAATTGATTAATGATGGTACGACTATTGAGGCTTATTTTAGTGCATTAGCAGTACCGCAAACTACATTAACATTGACGGATAGATTGGCGGTTCGTATTTATGTAACTACGGCGGGGCGTACAATTACATTACATACCGAAAATGGACATCTTTGCCAAGTTGTTACTACATTTACAACAGGCTTAACGGCTTTAAATGGCTTGACCGCACAAGTGCAATACTTTGCAACGGGTACAAGCGGAACGGATTTTAATATTTCAAGTGCAACGGCTACACATACATTTAACTTACCTACTGCATCAGCTACCAATAGAGGTGCTTTATCAAGTGCAGATTGGACTACATTTAACAATAAGATTGGGGCGGGTGATACGGCGGCTATGTTGTTGCCTTACTTGCGCAAAACCGATACGGCTTCAATGTTAAGCCCTTATTATAGAACTGCAACCGCAAACGCTGCATTAGCAACTAAATTAAACATAAGCGATACGGCGGCTATGTTATTAGGTTACACAAGGGTTCAAAGATTTACCGATTCACTTACCAATGTACAAAGTAGGATTCAAACAAAACAAAACATTTTAACCCTAACAACAACAGGCACAAGTGGGGCGGCAACATTAACAGGGGCTACGTTGAATATTCCGCAGTACCAAGCGGCTTTAACCAACCCTGTAACAGGTACAGGTACTACCAACTACCTACCTAAGTTTACAGGTGCAAGTACAATAGGGAATAGTCAAGTGTTTGATGATGGTACTAATGTACTTGTAAATACTACGACAGTAGGTGTAAATGGTTTATTGCAAGTTAATGGTAGTATTGGATTACGGGGAAACACTCAAATTAGACAAGCAACAAATGCAGATGGGAATAGTTTGCAAATTTTTGCTACACAATTTGTTGCAGGTTTAATAAATAGCTCATCATATAATTACACAGGTGGTGGTTTAATTGCATCTGTTGCAGCAGGGGATAGCTTTACGTTATTTGACGCAGGTAGAAATACGTCAACAGATGGTAGAGTTAAAGTAATTAATACGAGTTCGGGCAATACTTCTTTGACAGTTGAGAAAAATGGCGTTTACACATTAATTGCTTCTACTGTTGGTAACGTATTGATTGGCACAGCAACAGACAATGGTGCGAGGTTGCAGGTGGCGGGAAGTGCAACTATTAGTAGCACATTAGGAGTTACAGGTGGAATTAATCAAGGTTCAGGAACTTTAAATTATAACGCAAACTTTTACACAGGCGGTGCAGTTGCTTCTTATGTTCAAGTAAGTAATGGTAGTACAGGTAGTGGTTCAGCAAATGGCTTACTGTTAGGCTTAGATGGTACAGGAAACGCTTACGTTAATCAGCAAAGCAATTTTGATTTATACCTAAGAACAAATAACACAACAAGATTAACAATAGCAAATTCAGGCGCAGCTACGTTTAGTAGTAGTGTGACAGCAACGAATGGTACGTTTACAAATGGAGTAAATAGCACATCAAATGTTACGATAGGAAGTGGTGGTGGTTTTGGTGTTTCAAATTCTACTACATTAACACTAAATACTCCAAATGGGGGTGGTCAAATTGCTCCTGCATTTATTGATTATAAGTCTAATGGTACTACTGTTTGGAAAGCGGGTATTACTTCTACAAATAATGGACAAGTATTTTATAGAATTAGTGATGCAACTAGTGATATATTAACCATAGCCTCCACAGGCGCAGCTACGTTTAGTGGGGCGGTAAGTGTAGACGATGATGGCTCTACTATCAGCAAGGTTCTTGCTTTATTTGGCAATTCAGCAAACAGTCGTTGGGACATTAGAAACGCAGGAAGCCCTACAAGTAGAAGAATTTTATCGGGGTATGTTGGTTCAAGTGAGAATATACGATTTGACCCATTATCGGGTGCAGCTTCTTACATTAATAATGGTGGTGCATTTTTGATAAACACTACTACTAACAACGGAACAGATGCTTTGCAGGTGGCGGGGAGTGGTACGTTTAGTGGTGCGGTTACATCTAATGGCACTTTTGTAGCTGGTTTAATAGGAGGAAATATTCAATTAAAAGGTTCTACTGATGGGTTCTTAGGAGTAAATAATAGTAATACACTATTTTTAACAGATTGGGCTACTGCTTCTAAAGGTTTACAAATAAACCTCTCAACAGGAGCAGCTACGTTTAGTAGTTTAGCAGGTACGGGAACAAGAGTTGTAGAGGCTTCAAGTGCGGGATTGCTAAGTGCAACTAAGGTAATTGATGCGGGTACTTTTACTCCTACAATAGCAGATAGAACTAATTTTTCAGGCGGCTCGTTAAACCCACAACAATATATTAGGGTTGGTGATATTGTTACTGTTTCAGGATGGGTTCAATTAAGTCCTTCAGCAGGAGATACTTGGACAGAACTTTCTCTTACAATACCAATTACAGGTTCAGCAACAGGTGGAGATCAAGGATATATTGGGGCTGGTACGTGGTTAGACGGGTTTCAAACAGCAAGTAATACGGCAAACGTAAGACCAGTTGCCGTAAATGTTAGAGGAACAAAAGTTTTTCTTTCATTTTACCCAAAAAGCACATCAGAAGGAAATCTTTCTTACACTTTTACATATCGAGTAGATTAATAATTTAAACCCCAAACACAAATATGAAACAAGTACTATTAATCATCGGTTTAGCGTTCACCTTAAACGCATCAGCCCAACAAGTCGATACCGTTGCAAACGCAATACAAGTAAAACCAGTGCTTTACAATGCTTTGCTTAAAGATACGGTGTATCAAGTTAGTTGGACGGTATTAGGCATCCCAAGACACGATACAAGCGGAGCAAATTCTTACATTCAATTATACGACCGTAAAGCAAAAAGCATAGGGCAAATGAACATCCAAATCCCTAATGCCGTAATAGTTGCATGGTTAAATGATACAATTATTGACGATTATATCTTAAAATACTTAGGTTTGCAAAAAAAGTAATATGAAAAAACTATTATTCATGGCTGCATTATTCGCAGCAACAACAAGCAAAGCGCAAAAGCAAGATTCTTTGGTACTTCAAATTACTATTGATACTACTACTTTTAAAAATGTGGTGGCATTAATTCAAGAAAACATCAACGGTAATACAACAACGGGTAAGCTATTGCTTCAAAGCATTTTAGCACCGCTTTACAATAACGCAAAGTTGGTGGCTGATAAACCAAAAGAAACTATTAAAAAGTAACACAATGCAAGAAAGCCTAGAACAAAAGATTGATAAAATTTATGTCGCTTTATTAGGCGATGAATTTGGTAGCAAAGGCATAGTTGATAGGCTTTTGGATGTAGAAAAAGAAGCCAAATTAAGCAAAAGTTTTAGGCAAAAAACAATGGCTGGGCTTTCATTTCTTGTTGCTTGTGGAACTATCCTTGCATGGATAGGAGATAAAATTTTTGAACTATTAAAACATAAATAAAATGAACGAATCAAAGTTATTTAGCGTAAACACAAAAGACATTTTAAAAGGTTTATTGATGGCTATATTAACCCCAGCTGTTTTTATCCTTCAACAATCCCTTGAAGCGGGAAGTTTAAAAATTGAATGGCATACCGTATTACTTGCATCCGTTGCGGGTGGGGTAAGTTATTTAGTTAAAAACTTCTTTACACCGCCTACAAAGGAAGTAAAATGAGAATCAATATAAGTGAAATAGCAAAGCTATTACTGATATACCTTATTGGTATAGTATTACTTATATGCCTTTGGTCTTGTAATTCGGTAAATAAAGTATTGGCAAACGTGGAATCGGTACAAAAGGTAAGGGCGGCAACCGATCCGCTTTACCCCTGTGCCAATGATTCTTTGGTATTCATCCATGATAGCACAATAGTAAACAATACCGAATACATACGCGATACGCTAGTAAAGCAAATAAACGATACTACCTTTGTTTATTACTATGATACGGCAATAGTTTATAAAACCAATACAAAGACTATTAACACCGTTGTAGTTGATAAGCGCGAAGCAAACAAGCTAAAAGATAGCATTAACGCCTTACGTTTACGCGAAGCAAAGCTACAAGGTGCAATACATGAGCAAAGGCTTGAATACAATAAGGTAAAGGATAGTAAAAGCATTTGGCGAATGATAGCCATTTGTTTGTTTATAGCATTTATAGGATCGGGAATAATTAAATTAATGAAAATAATAAAATAGTAAAATATGCAAATTTCAAAGCATTTATCTTTAGCTGAAGTTAGTAGAAGCGAAACCGCAAAGCGCAAAGGAATCAATAACACCCCATCGGGTGAGCATTTAGAAAACTTTAAGAAGTTGGCTGAAAATATATTTGAGCCTATTCGTGAGCATTTCGGAGTACCTATTCATATTTCATCAGGATACAGAAGCAAGGAATTAAATGCAGCGGTTGGGGGTTCATCTAGTTCGCAGCATTGTCAAGGCGAAGCAATCGACATCGATATGGATGGCACTACAATTACAAACGCCGAAATATTTAATTACATCAAGGATAATTTAAACTTTGATCAGCTTTTGTGGGAGTTCGGCAATGATACAAACCCCGATTGGGTTCATGTAAGCTACGAAAGCACAGGCAAACAACGTAAGCAAATACTAAAAGTAATCAAGGCAAACGGTAAAACTTCATACGTTCCTTATGTTTAGTTCCCCTAATCAGTTCATAATGATATTTGCAGTCCTTTTGGGGCTTGGATTTATCGTTATGTGTTTGTATTTTGTAAATAGGTTATTTGTTAATCAAACGCAGGAACTACTTGTTAGGTTTATTCTATTAATATTTACCGCCTTAGTAGCGGTATTTATTATAGATAAAGTAATTGCATTTAAGATTAACCTATTAAATGACGAGCAAAACAATAAACTATTTGACCTAATAAAAACTTTGGTTTTGATGGTCTTTGCATATTATTTCGGCAGTAAAACCGTAAAAGAAAAAGAATGAAAAATTTTATTGTAAGAATGTTTTCCGACAAAAGCGATATAAACGCAAAAACCGTTGTAGGTGTTACTTCATTTGTTACTATGGTTCTTTATGGCTTAACGGATGTAGTTACAGGTGCATTAAAAAAAGAATTTGTAATTGAACCTATTGTATTCAATGGCTTAATGTATACGACATTTGCTTGTTTAGGCATTGCTGGAGCTGAAGCTATATTTGGCAACAAGAATCTTCCAAAGCAAGATTAAATAAACAATATGAAAAAATCATCTATTGCAAGAGATTACCGTAACCAATATGGTATGGAAATGCCTACGTTGAAACTTGCTAGGATAATGTACAAAGAAAACAATTTAATCTTTAAACATGTTGAAGATGCTAGAAGCCATTTAAGAGGCATTGAAGGCAAACTAAATACAACCATTAAAACAACCCATCCTTATCCCGAAAGACCAAAGAATCCATATAAGCTACCAGCATCAGACGAGGCGGCATTTACCCCATACGAAATAAAAGGGCATAAACGAATGGCTATATTTTCGGACATTCACGTTCCTTATCATTCCATTGATTGCATTACGGCTGCTTTGGACTTTTGTAAGAAAGAAAAGCCTGATGCTTTATTACTAAACGGTGATACAATAGACTGCCATCGTCTTTCAAGATTTATTAAAGATCCTAAAAAAAGAAACTTCGCTTTGGAATTGGATACATTTAAGGCATTGTTTGATGTATTTGAAAAGGAGTTAAAATGTAAAATATATTTTAAGATTGGCAACCATGAAGAACGCTACGAGCATTTCCTTTATGAGAAAGCGGGTGAATTAGTAGGCATTGAAGAATTTACATTTGAAAATATTATAAAAGCAAGAGCAAGAGGCATTGAGATAATTGGTGATAAAAGACCTATGAAAATGGGCAACCTTTGGGGAATACATGGACATGAATATGTAGGCGGAATTACTGCGCCTGTAAACCCTGCAAGGGGCTTATTTCTTAAAGCAAAGGTTAGCACGTTTCAAGGACATAACCACCAAACATCGGAACACACCGAGCCAACATTGTCGGGTAAAATGGTTACTACATGGTCTTTGGGTTGTATGAGTGAATTGCATCCCGCTTATATGCCGTTGAATAAGTGGAATCATGGATTTGCAATGGTTGATATTGATGGAGAAGATTTTGAGTTTAGGAACAAAAGAATATTTCAAGGTAAGATTTTATAAACCGCAATAATTCAAGAAAAGAACACCCAAAAAAACACTTAGTAGAATGGGGCATACATTGCGAAAAGTTGAGAGGGTAGGATGTAGGACTGCAAATACTACTTGCGTTATGCCGCCTTGTAAGGAAAACGTATAAAAACCTAACAAATGAGCGAAGATTTAGAACTACCAATAGACGGCAAAGAAGAAGAAGGTATCGTTGAGTTTACAACCCGCGAGGAATACATTAATTGCGCTTGTTATGCTTTGGCTACCGTTGAAACGCTTAACCCTATGACGGCAAGTGATACCGCAAAGGTCAACAGGATTAAGCGCAAATGCCTAAAAATACTTGATGACTTGATAGCCGAAATGTACGATGAATTGAACGAAGCCGATGAAGAAGATTAGTACTTAATTTGGAATATTAGCTACTGTAATAACGAACCAACTATCAAACCAACAACAAGACCAACAATTACAGAAAATATCTGATTCGGTTGGCATCCAAAAGGCAAGGATAAATACGTTAAAAAACGTTCTATATATTCATCTAAACGATTCAACAAAACATAAGTAATAGAAGCAGAGCCTTTTTTCTTAATATTCTGTTGTGCGCTATTTAACATAAAATTTAGTTATAAGATTTAACCCATTTCCCTTGTTTTTGCGGGATTCTCGGTAATGGTCCAGTAAATGTATTTATTATTTTTATATTGCAAAATTTTATTTTCAATCCGTTACAATTTGTAACAGTTTGCAAATTCCAAATTTAATGCAAGTATTCCATAAACCTATCATATACATAACTGGTATCTTCGTTTAATTCGTCAAGCATTTCAATTGACATTTCAAAGCCATTGTACAAAGCCCTAACGATATAAGCATCGCAATAATCGGGATAATCGTAATAGTCAATATCAGCAAACTCAATGTTTGTAATTAATGAATAATCCATATTTTTAAATTTTGTTAAAAGTAGTAATAACACTACCCAAATAATGCAAATAATATACATAGTATTGCGGTAATACCAGCAAAGTTAGACCATAGCGATTCCGCTTCCGCTTCCTTAATTCTTGATTCGGTTGATTTCATAGTTCATCATTTAAGTCTTGTTCAGCACTTTGATAAGCCCAATAAAGGCATACAAGGTAAATGGCGAGGAGAATGTAGGGCAGCATTATACTAGATTTAAAGGTGCAGTAATGTGATCCATTAACTCGGCGTATCTTTTAATTTCTATTTCTTTCATATCTCGTAAAAACATACAAGTGTAGCTATCCGATGACTTAATCATGCGGTTAAGCATTTCAATTTTAATGCAACATTGGGCGGCGGCAAAGTGTAAATCTGATTGTTTCATGTTTGGTTTGTTTTTAAATGTTATCGGCTAAAGTGAATAATAAAAGCATTGCAACGATTGCGATTGTTTGGAGTGTTTGTTTTTTCATGTTTGGTTGTTTAAAGTGTGCGTTTAGCAGTCGCACCCCTGCGGGGGTTATAATTTAAAAGCTGGAGCCATTGAATATTTACCTAATGGCATAATATATTTACTGCCGTCAAAACTTGTGTAAATTTTGCATTTTTTTTGATTGCCATCAAATGATATTGTAGCAAAATTTCCTTTAATAGATAATAAATCAGCAGTTAAAGTAATATCTGCATCAGTAATCAATTTGGTGGTAAGTGTTTTTAAAGTTGTCATGTTGTTTTTGTTTTGTTACACAAATATACATAGGTTTAAACATATAAACCAAATATATTTTAAAAATAGTTATCCACATTTAGTGAAACCCTTTTTGGTATTGACTTTGAGTAAGAAAAATTTATTTGTAATTTTCTCAACTTCTTTGATTTCTTTGTATTTTTCCATATTTTTAACACGCTTATGGGCAGCTTGTACAGATATCCCGACACTATCGGCATATTGTCTTATAGTCATTTTTTCCATAGTTGCAATATTACAACTTTAAACCTTAATAAAAAAAATAAAAAT